GATTGCACCACCAGGGTTCGTGAACTTGATAGAAGGAATTCTGTCATATCCAGAACCAGAAGACAGAACATTCAGCTGAACGACACCTTCAATGTCGTCACTAACAGTTGCAGTGATTCTAGCAGTTTTACCTTCGGGATCTGCAGGAGCATCGACTTCAACCAATGGTGGGTTGTTTGCGCTATAACCTTGACCAGAAAACAGAAGACTAACATTCTTGATACCATTGACAAGTGCCTCTGCAGTAGCATCGCTACCAGTACCAAGGTTTGACGCAATAGTCACCTTAGGAGAGAAACTCATTCTGTATCCAGAACCACCATCCTTAACGATGATGTCTTCTACTTCACCATTTTGAACTTTGACGACTGCTTCAGCATCAGCACCGAATTCAGGAGCAATCAGTTCAATAGATCTAACATCAACTGTCGATCCTGCACCAAGAGTTTCTTTGAAAATGATCTTGTCTTCAAAGATCGTGAATTCTTCAAAGGGTCTCTTCTCAACTCTATTAACGACAACAATCGAAGCAATCGTTGACAGTGGTTGATAAGGTTGAGTATTTCTTGTAAGATGGAACTGATTAGAATCAGCAGCAACAGAAATAGGGTCCAGAGAACGGACAGGAACGCTTGTATAACCAATCAGGTACCTGATAGTATTAAGAGCACCAGTAAGAGCACCTGTAGGCGCTACAGGAGGGTTTACAAAGCGAATACGATCACCCTCAACAAAATAGTCCCTATTTGGGAACTGAAATTCATTATTGACGATAACCAGCAGGTGATCAGCAGATTGTGGCGAAACTGGGTCACCCAACAGTTTCAGATTAAATTCTGTGGTAGAACCGTTGAACTGAGATGAAATCGGTTCAAATTCTTGAATCTTACGATCAAATTCTTCTTTATTAACACCAGGAGTGAAAACAACGTCTGGCGAATGTGTGATCGACTCGTAATAAATGATCTCATCGTCGATCTTGAGTGTGCCGTCCTTCTCAAGGAAGTAGTTTACGTTTTCGGCAACAATAGTATTTTGATATGGGTCAACCGCGCTCAGAACAGCAGATTCCGAAGACAGGAAGTTAGGATCAAACTCACCAGAACCGATGTCCGTATATCTCAAGATATTGTTGAGAATATCGTACGGACGACCAGGTTTCTCTTGCGAACGGTAATATTCGGCAAGAAGATTGACAAACTGTTCGTTGTCTTCCTTAATGAATGCAGGAATTTGATCCTGTACTCTCTGAGATACGGTTACTGCCTTCATCTGCTGGTATAGGCTATCTTATGGGTTTATTAGAAGCAGGACTCGAACTCGGGGAGTTCAAACACTACTGTCGGATAATCAATGATATTTAGTGGGGTTCCGTCGAAGTTAATTGGAGTGAAGTCGAACGGATCGAAGGTAGGAACGTTAGTTCCGTCAATGGTATAGTCAATAGTTTGAACGGTCGGGTTGAAGATCGCAGGATCAACACCTGTGCCAACATTGATGTTGGAAGAAGCGGGAAGAACCGTCACTGGGATGCGATTTGTACCATCAGGTGTATTTGCAACGTTAATAGGACCAACGCAGACGATACCGTTCTTGTAATCGACTGTGCCAACGTTGCGCTTCAAGATGACTTCTTTTTCATCGAGTTTTGTCACCATAATCAGATTTCCGTACCCATCATCACGAAGATTCACAGGAAGCAGAGCAGATGTATCATTTTCAAGCAGAACTGCGGAAGAAATTTGACCAGCAGTGAGAGTTGTCTGAAGATTCAGGAGATTTTCCGTATATCCCGTGGAATAGAACGTTCCACTCTTGACAGTCGAGTATTTGGGGATACAACTTCCATCTCCAGATCCATCACCCTTGTCTCCACCAGAGAGATCGTTTGGATTTGCAATTTCATTACCAAAGTCGAGACATTGTGTGAAAGTTTGACCAAAATCAAATCCTTCCACGTTCATACCCAAAGTCATATGGGTAACGTTGCCGCTAATAGAAGGATCGGAATCATCAATCATTGATTGATAAGCGGAGATGTCCACACGTCCATTAAAACGTGTTGCTTCCGATTGACTATTGTATTGATCGATTGCGGCAAGAATCTTGGTAGCAATTTCGTTGTTTGACAGATTTGTCTTGTTGCCATCGAAGAATGCCCAAGTTTTGGGACGAATGTACAGTGAAGTTGGGTCAATAATCACTGGTTCGATCGATGCAATCGAATATTTCAACAAATCAGTCTTAATTCTCTTCTTAGTGCTACTATTCAGAGATGCACCTGACTTAGTACGGATAGCAACGTACACTTTTCCGTAAACTGGAGGATTTAGACGTTCTCCACCGTATGCAGTAACAGATCTTGCTTGAGAATACACCTTTTTGGTGATGAACTCATAATCAGACTCTGTAACCGCTCTGTTTTGACTGTTAAACGCTCTAGGAGCGTTGAATTTGATGCTCAGGGTAGATTCTACGTCAGCACCATCTTGTGCGCCGTCTACGGTCGCCATAGAGAGGTTGGCAGCAGGAACCAGGCGTCCTTCAGAGTCAATGACTCGTCCAACAAAGTTAAATCTCTTACAACCATTACCAGCAGGTCCTTCTGTACGGACATAGTTCATTCTGATCACCTCACCAGCAATCAGTTCACGGCAAATGACACCATCACCAAACACAACGTTATATCTTTGGTCATCTGCCTCTTCTAGGAAGTAACCACGGGTGGTTCCATCCACATCAACGATGTTTTGAACAAGGTTATAGGTGTCAATCTCTTCAGATGTTGCATTAGGAGAGATAGAAACACGCAGAAGGTCTGTATCGACCTGATCAGAGGGGATAGGATATGATCTCTGCTTAACATCAGTAACTGTGTACTCATAATCAAGACTATTGCCCTGATAAATCACCACTTTCTCGAAGGTAGCAACACCATCAGCTTGATTTACGGTCACTGAGAGCGCCTGTGGCAGCGTAAAGGTGAAACTTGCACCAGATGTACTAGAAACGAACACATCGCCCTTCTGGAGTTCCACAGACTGGGGATATACAGTGCTAGAACCAATAACTTGTGTCTGTACAGCAAATCTGACACACGCTTTTGGCGCTTTTATGGATTTTGGTGTATAATTCAGTTGCTTTGCAATCTTGACAACATTGTCTCTAATAGTTGCCGATTCCAAAAATGCCTCGTTCATCGCCATATTGGCATTGAACGCAGCGTAGTATGTGTTATATGATAGAACGTCCAGCAAATAAGACGCAGCGGAACCTTCAAAGTCGTAATCAGTGAACTCAGTACGAGTTCTCAGATAGGATCTGATTGATTCACGAATCTCTGTAAAATCTAGAGATGTAAGATTAGATGGTATTGCTGCCATTTTTAGGTGGGCTCCAGCAGGAAGTCTACGGTTTGTACAAGGGTTTCACCAATAATTGTGTAATCAACTTCAACTTGCAGTTCGTTTGCACCTTCATAGGTCATACGAACTTCATTGACTGTCACTCTAGGTTCAAGTCTGATAATAGTATTGATGATTTCTTCTTTGAGCTCTTCGATCATAAAGACATCGAAGTTCTCAAAAAGCATTTCACGAAGTCTTGACCCTATATTTGGTTGAAAGGGTCTTTCACCATAACCAGTTAAGATTAGATTCTTAATCGATTGCTTGATAGCATTCTCATTTTTAACCACAGCAAAATCCTCGGTATTAGGGTTTGCCAACATCCCAATACCGAGGTCTCTAAATTCGCGAGATAAATTTCGTTCTGCCTTAAAACGGTATGCCATTAAGTGTAAGTTCGACGTTAATCATCGAAACCTTCTTCACCGCCACATTCTTTAGAACGATCCGCAGGTGGATCGTTGGGTTTCTGTTTTAATCTGTTTAGGTATTTATCAGAGCGGGGGTCGGTTATTAAAACCATCCCGCTCTTAATGAACTCTTGTCCCTGGTCTGGAATTGGTGAGTTAGCCATTGTTATTTAGAACGTATGTGGGTGGGTGAAAAGCACAATACTCGTTGAAGGTGATTTTCATCTCTTTGTTTGTGAGACCGCAATGGTCTGCAGCTTTAGGAAGGTTCCACTTTGCAGACCACAGCATCTCCATTGCTTTACGTGTCTCTGGACGCACTATTTACCTTGCCCCCTGTAGCGTTTCTTTGCCTTATTGCCACTAGATGCAGCGTACTTGGTGTGCTGTCCTGAACCCTGCCGCGTTTTCTTGGGCTTTGTCTCAATGAGTTTCTGTCCAGAGAGACCTACTTTTGCTCGTGCCATAGTGATTGGTGTGGTACTCAGTAATTATATCACAAATTAGCAGGCAAGCACATTAGGAGATCCGTATGCAATAACACTTGAACAAGGGTAACTTGCGCCAGGTGCTCCGATTCCAAGCGGATCAAGCATTCGTGCAACGGGAACTTTGAATGCATACACACTCATTGTTGTTGCTTCCGCAAGTCTAGCGTGTCCGACACCTCCCATATCCTCCACAGAGAGCATACTACAAGTCGTAGGAGTGGGAATGATACACATTGCCTTACCACAGGGGCAAGAGAAGTTAATAATATTAGTACCAAACGATGTATGTGGTGTAAACATATCACCGAAAATCATAATTGGGAGGAAGTTCACAAGAACTGTCGCTCTCAATGGGTTGATTGCAGTCAATGGGATCAATGGCATTGGTGGCCACATACAAGTCTTATCCTTCACAATAATACTGAGAGGGATAGGTGGTGTACCACAAGACTGCCACATATGAATAGTCGCAGGAATAGGAATGCCGTGCCCAGAGCAAGGCAATCCATTGATTGAAGCTACTGGTTTGTTAATTCCTAATGCCATTAGGTCAAATCACACTCATCGAAGTATGGATTTCCATAATTGTCCAATGTCGTTGACAAAAGTCGCGTAGAACCAGTTGCCCAGTTCTTCCAATGCATTGTTCCATTTACGGGTCCTAGTTCTATATAGGGACCATCCTCTGACAATTTGCCTGAGTCAAACGCGATTGTTGAGTGAATAACGTTTCTCAGTGCCCAGTTTCCGAATCCACAACTTCCAAAAAAGTCATTATTGTTACAAGGATCGGATGCGCTGATGCCATTTCCATTAGAATCATATCCTCCATAAACATTCAGTACACCATCTGCAACAAAGTTGTGCCAGTTGTCATTAGGAAACTTACCACCACTACAACTAGCAAGTGCTAATTGAGTATATGGGACATTATTTTGACTGATCTCAACATCATTAGCATCCACAATGATCTGATTGAAGAACAATCCCACATATTGGTTGATATTATCTCCAATCCAAGTGCTAAGTTGTCCCAACTCCACGTTTGATGTTGATAGAGTAGCACCAGGACCATTAAAGTCGAAGGTATTCTCATCACCAGAGGTTGGTACGAACTCATACTGCCCGTTTCCTGTGCTGTAGCAGCGTCCTTTTACGTTTGACCCTCTAGTACAGGCGTGTGTCTTGTAACCGCCCGTCACGGGGCGTCCAGCGGTCAATGTGGGTTT